AGTAGGAAGAGGAAGATCAATTGTAAACGACCTAAAGGATTTTCTCAAAGAGCACATTGTGCCGCTAAAAAAAGGCGAGGTCGTAAGGGGTGAGCCAATAAAAGTTTGCCACAAGTGTAAGAAAAAAGAGTTTTTTTGTACTTGTTGGAAAATAAAGAAAGGAAAATATTATGCCTAAAGACGCTTGTTATCATAAAGTAAAAGCTCGCTACAGAGTTTTCCCTTCAGCTTATGCTTCAGGAGCTATAGCTAAATGCCGAAAGGTAGGTGCAGCTAACTATGGCAAAGGTGGTAAAAAAGCCAAGAAAAAAGCTATGGGTGGTGTGGTAGAAATGAAAAATGGCGGAAATGTGTCAAAAGGTAAAGTTAAACGACCATCTAAAAATCCTAATATTGCAAGGGGTTGTGGTGCAGTAATGAGTAATAGAAGAAAAGTAACAAAGTTTAGATAATGGCTGTAAGAAAAACAAAAGCTGGTTTAGCTCTCAAACGATGGTTTAAGGAGGACTGGAAAGATGTTAGGACAGGTAAAAAATGTGGTCGTCAAAAGGGTGAGAAACGTGGTACGCCTTATTGTCGTCCAAGTAAAAGGATTAGTAAGAAAACTCCGAAAACTGTTTCGGAGATGTCTGCCTCAGAAAAAAGAAAACGTATTGCACAAAAGAAAAGATTAGGGCAGCCAGCAGGTAAGCCAAGAAGAGTGGCAGCCGCTAGGCGTAGAAAGACAAAGTAATGGATGATTATAAAAATCTTGAGGATCAAATTTGTGAGGAAATTCGTGAGTGGTCAAGATTTGCATTAGAAAAGCCAAACAAAAATTATAACAATCTTCCATCTTGTCCTTTTGCTAAAACTGCTTGGAAAGACAAAAAAGTAAGCTTTGCATTTAAAAATACCAGTTCATATTATTGTTTAGATACTTTGATAGATTGTTTTAAAGATAACAAAGACTTAATAATTATTGTTGATATGTGCTTTGTAAATAATGAAAAATTTCATAAACATTTAAGCGACACAAATGAAAAAATTCAACAAGGCAAATATAAACAAAAAGATATTTGGCTAATGGGATTCCACCCTGACGATGAT